CAGCCTTTTGTGGTGCGCTGTTATGTACACGATGTACTCCATGTATGAATACGCTTTATCCCAGTAAGTTCCTTTTGCTTCTTTTGGTGCATCCACAACGCCGTTGTCGGCATCCTGTCTGGCTTTGGCTTCGATGGTTCGCATCCGAGCATCCCCTACAACTTCTTTGCAGGTGTCAATGTCAAAGCTGTTGGGCGTCATAAGTCTTTTCCCACTTGACATATTTTAACACTCCCCATAGCTGTATCCCCACTTCGCTTCACAAGCCACGGGTAATCCCTTAGCCCAGTCGGGTGGTACGGACATGCACTCGATCACGTACTTCATCGCCTCGTCCTTCTCTGACTCAGGAACTAAGATGACAGCCGCATCATGAACTGTTAAAGCAACGCGGTATCGCTCTTGTATCTTGAGCATCTGCTCGCTAACGACAATCCTTGCCAACGCTTGAACTACGTTTTCAACTAGCGATCCGCCCCAGATGGAAACTGGCCCTTTACGCGACTTATAGGTGTATCGCGTTTTAGATTCTTCAGTGTCACGCTTTAGCTCGGGGTAACGAATCATCAATCCGTTGGGCAGGGTTATACCTTCCTTGGTGACCTTCAAGCATTTGTGTTTGCCGTAGGTGTAGGGCTTGGTGTCATCCCAGTAGGCAAGGTCAGCGATAACCTTGTCACCATCCCGCCAAAGCTGGATGACCTTGTCGTTGGCATCTCGGTATGTATCAACATAACTCTTGGCTTCTGCCTCTGAAACCACAGCGCCGGGGGGACTTGTCTTGAGCGTGTGCTGAAGTTTTAACGCGCCAGTGCCGTAACCTAGACCCAGAATACAGGTCTTGCCAACGAAACGTTCCACAGGATTTTCTTTGCTAATGGGTCGTTCATATATCTTGGACGCGAACACAGAGTAGACATCCTCTCCATTCGCAAACTGTTGAGTGACATCCTCCTGTCCAGCAAGCCATGCCAAGACACGCGCCTCGATCTGCGACGAGTCACAGTTGATAACAATATGGTCGTCGGGCGGGATAACTGCATTCTTGAGAGTCTTTTTCTTCTTATCTCGACTGGGCAAATTCTGGAAATTGACTTTATCAGAGCCAGCCCATCTGCCCGTGTGTGCGCCGTAATACTTGAGGGGTATTGGCAAACGTCCCTTGTTACGCTTTCCAATGTCGATGAATCGCTGGATTCGGGATTCTTCAAGAGTAGACATAGTCCCAAGTCGTACTGCACAAAGATGTTGTACGAATTCATCCTCATGCTCAGTGAGTGCCAAGAACCCCTCGTCGTTTTTCGCCAGTGCATATGTATCCTTCCCTGTTCGTGGGCTTACCTTCATGGGAGGCTTGACGCCAAGCCCTTCCAACACAGTGGCGAACTGCTTGTTACTCGCCAGCTTCTTGCGAACCTCTTCCTCGTCTTTGCACTGCAACTTATCCATCAAAGTGTGGAGTAATTCCATCTTCTCTTCTTGCAGATCAATGAGGCGGTCTTGAAGCAACGCATCATCTACATGGAACAAAGGCTGAGTGAACATACGCAATGTCATGTCGATCAACTTCAATTCGTTGTATGGAAACGCGCTCGACAATATTTTGAACAGCTTTAAGGTAAGCTCGACGTCATTCTTGCAATACTCACCGTATCGCTGAAGTTCTTCTTCACTGAAGTCAATGCGTTTCTTACCTTCAGCATGTATTACCTCATCGCCTTTCTCACCAATCCCATAGCGCATAGCCAACGCCTTGAGTGAGCCGCCTGCATCCACGCCATGTATTGCCCTCGCCATACACAGGGTGTCAAACAAGAATGTGGGATTGATTCCAAAGTGCCATGCCAAGACACATCCATCGAACAAGGTGTTATGACACAGCAGGGCCGAGTCATCCCAGTCGATCTTCATTAGATGTTCTTTGATCTCATCCTTCGTTCCTGAGAACCATGTGGTTGGTAGGTCGTCGATCTTGACGCCCACGCCGATTACCTCAAAGCGGCGATCTCGAACATATTCCTCGGTCGTTTGGGTTTTGAAGCCCAAACCTTTGGCGTAGTAGGTCTCAAAGTCAAGAGTTATAAAACTCATATAGGTGCGTCCTCAGTGTCTTCTAATACAAATCTGCGTGCCGTTGTTTCATGTTTTTTATGTAGTCTCTCAAGCACTTTTGGGTCTACGCGCTCGAACGGATTCCACATATTTTTTTCTATAAGATTGGACACGGTTTGTGTTTTCCGCTTTGATCTGCTCTTGTGGGACGACGACTTCTTCGGTTGTGAAGCTATGTTCATTTGCACACTCCCGCCTACGCCTGTACCTTGTGGGGGACGATCTTGTCTCCTTGACCAAGCTCCACGCACCGCAATGAGGACACTCCATGAATATTCCCTTCTTCCTTTGTTCTAAAAATATTTCCACACACAGTGCATCTCCACATCATCGTTTGGTTGATGATCGCTTGACGATCACCACGCAGTCCACGTATCTTGCCAAAAAATGTTTGTATTTGTTCAAGCACTATCGCTCTCCTTAAATAACTGGTTTCAAATAGCAAATTCATTAGTCACAAAAAAAGGCATGGCGAACCATGCCTTACGAATTAGGCTTGCGCGTTAGCAATTTCTCTGCTGAGATACCACTGAGCTTTCTGTAAGTCTTGTAGCTTGTTGCCCTTGTGGTCTGCTCGGGTGATGTACTTCACCACATTGCCAAGGTTATAGCCAAGCTCTTTCGACTCGATGAAGTCGATCGTCTCGATACCGCCCACCTTGTAGTGTGGGGGATGATTCACCAAGTCATCTTCCATCGTGATCGGGAAATGTTCTTCTACGATGCTTGGGACTTTATTTAGCGTTCCACGCGGGGATGGATTGCTACTCATCTTCTTGACCCTGTAAACACCATCTTTACACCTGACAATACTCAGGCGTCTGCGACAGACCGACAGTAAGTTATGTGCGTATGGTCTAGACACGCCAAGTAACTTCACCACATCATCAACTCTCATGTCAGGATTTTTGCTCAACAGACTCTTGACCCTCTTTGTATTAGTCATCTGACTTCTCCTTTTTCCTTCGTTTCACTGATACGATTCCTGCCCCATGCAGGTCTCGCGCTTCTTGCATTGCATCTGCAAGTTCATAAGCAATGCTAGGTACTGATGGAGGATGTTCTCCCCGAATCAATAAACCCAGCATTGCAAATCCTGCGTGTAGATCACGCAAATTACTTCGGTCTTGTTCATCCATTTAAAAACTCCTTGGTAATGCTGACGCTAACCACCAGCCAAGCGTGACTAGTCCAGTGCATAAAGCCGCCAACATATTCATGATGAGGACTGTCCACCAAAATACTTTCACGATAAGTCCTTCAATAGTTTCTCCAGCTCATCAAAGTTATCCTCGTTCACCACTATGGTGTAGCCCCCGAACCTACGAATGTTGGTCATGTGTTGATCTTGTAGAGCAGTGGGTTTGTTCTTACCTGCCTTTGCTTCGATACCAAGGAAGTGTCCGTTGATACATACAAGATAGTCAGGTACTCCCGCACAACCAAACCCTGTGCCAATCGGCATCGTGACATAGCAGTTGTGTGTGCTAAGAATCTTCCTGATCTTGGCTTTAACTTTTGACTCGGGTGTGTTAGCCATTCTTCTCTCCTCTCATTGATGCCAAGGTTGGGCGTGTCACCGCCAAACAGAAGTAAGACTCGGATGCTCGCCAACCTATCTCATCAAGTTCTTCTGATTGATGATTCTGATAAAGCCTGAGCTTGTCTAGCTTGAGATCAGTCACAGCCTTTTTGTGTGAGCTTGCAAGAATCATTGCCATCTTTGTCTTTAACTCGTCGGGCAATGTGTCCTCGTCGTATCGCCTGTGGTATCCATCAGCGACAAAGACGATGTAGTGGTCTTCGATCTTGCGAACAGGGACTCGCACCAAGTCCCAATTCCATGGATGCACGACTGGGGCAAGATTTTCTAAATGGCTCAGCATGGTGTAGCCATCCAAATGTAGTCGTAGTGTGTGGCTCGCTGTTCATAGAAGAACACCGCATCGAGGTTCTCGTCATACATATCAGCCGTAGGGATGTAGCCATTCTGCATATGCGCCCCCTTGCCTTCGTAAGCTAACTTAGTCATAGTCATCACAGGAATGAGATCATCACGATCGGTGATGTTTTTGTAGCGACTGAACGGCTCAACGATTTCATACTGTTTCTCTCCCACGACTTTGACTTTGCCAACTATGAAGTGACCGAATTGATCTGCACCAATCATGTAGAAAGGGTTACCGAAAAACCGATCGACTTCTTGTAATCTCTTGACTCGTACTCTATCAGCTTCGTTGTATTTGTCAAGTACAATTTTACATTTAGTTGTGTCGATTGTGAGGTGATTTCCATTAGGAGTTTCCCCTAGAAACGCGCAAAGCAACGCTTGAATCTCGTCGGGGTGAAGATCGCTTGCTGACTTGTAGCTACTGCCCATAGCTTTCTCCATAATATCTTTGGCGTCACCCAATTTGTTCATCTTCTTTTCGATCAACTTATCAAGACTAGGAATTGCTTTGACCCTGCCAATGGTTGCTATCAGTGAAGAGACTTTGGTGCTATGCAATGTTTCTTTGTCGTCGTTATCACGACCTCGTTCTTTCCGATAGTATGGTGTGCGATAGCAATACTCTGTCGCAAGACTACCGTCGTTGTTACTGATGGTTCTCACAAACGCTTTACCCACCGCCATGCCGTTGGTAAGACATAACTGAAATGCTTGCTTACCACTCAAGTCAGTCTCAGCTAAAACTCTCAGATTAAACTTGTGACACAAGTCTCGTATAAGAGGAAAGACTTTACTCTCCTTAAGACTTTGCTCAAATTCCTCACTCTCAAATCCATTAAGAATGTATTTCATGATTTCCCCTTTAGTTAGTAGTCCACTTGGTAGTGGACTGTTGATTAATACTGTTGCTGAACCTCACCATTGACCATGACTTCATATCCCCAAATGCTCGGCGGGTACGCCTCACCCTTGCCGTAATGCACAGGGGTGAACACCTCAGAATGTTCTTTGTAGAGTCGCTTGTTCAGATGTCGCTTGAGATTGTTGAATATGTCGTGTGGCTCTGACTGATACCAGTTAGGATGATTGATCTGTTGATTGATCTTGCCCACCTCCAACGCTAACGCATAGAGAATCATTGCATCAAGTGGCGCTTGATCTCGTAGTGCTTCAGCGGCTTCAAAGTGTTTGTCTTTGTTCTCCTCCATGACTTCCTTAGCTGTCTCAAGAAATAGTTCTCTAGACATCGCCTTACACATGGTCTCAGCAGTTTTGTAGAAAGTTTCATATCCTGCAAGAAGATCTTTGCCCACCTTGCGATTGACTTTCTTGCCGACCACCACATAGTCATCAAGCACTTCAAAGTTATTTGCAGTAGAGACACGCATACCCTTGAAAATTGGAATACATCGGTAATCACCCCCGCGCCCGAATGTCCACACCATGCCGCCCCTGCGTGAATCATTGCAGAACCATCCATGAGAACAATCACTCAAGAACGAACGATCGCCCTGCCCATAGTAGGTATCAGCGTTGAATTGAAAGTATCCTGCTGGATACACTGTGCCGATTCTGAATGGCACTATGTCGTATCGCAGATATTCAATGCAATCACCACGGTCATACCTATGAATATCATGCTTGCCTGTCGCTTCCATCGCATCGAATTCTTCTTTTGTACAAGGGTATGACTTGTATCGTGTGCCGTATGTCACATCAAATACTCTTACGCCATTTTCCTCGCGCACAAAGAAGTTCTTAAGGTTGTGCCTGCGGTTGCCCACAGGATACCGATCAGTTGTGCCTCGGTATGGTTTCTCTGTTTGTGTGATGCGCCAAAGGCGATCGTAGTCAAGACCGTTCATTTGTTTCTCCCTTTGTTGTTTCAGTTTCAGTTAGCCATGTCAACACATCACGCCACAGTTGTGGATGTTCTGTGCCGTTTGATAGTTTCTCCACACAAAAGAGATAAGCGCCATCCCCCATCTGATCTTTAAGTTCTTGCGCTAACTCTTTTGACATTCGATGTTTGCTTTCTTTTGTCACGCCTTTCATCCCATATGTAACTCCGGCGAAAGTCTCATTGAGTCCAGCCATTTGCCATGATGTTTCCCTCTTACTCATCACCGAACTTCACCCGCTTGCCCACAGGCGGCTCAAACGATTTGCACTCGGTAACCATCCATAGGGTTGGGCTAGGAATAGTCCAAGTGATGTCGCTCTCTACATACCCGTCAGTGAACACGATCACACATTCGGCATTGATCTTCTCTTTGTTGATGTATTCGTTGACGCACGACACATGAGTACCGCCCCCGCCCATCGGCTTGAGTAGCTTGGCAATGTCCTGATAGTTGCCTACAAAGACTTGCTCACCATGTACATCGGTATCCCACCACAGGACACGCACTTTGTCGGGAGAACAAAGATCGCAAATAGAGACCAGTTCTGTCGCAAACTCGGTGATCTGCTCGCTACCGATTGAACCCGATGTGTCAATGGCGATGACCACCTCGCCGATCGTTTCGTTCTCCACGCTTGGCAAATAAATATCATTGACGAGATGTCGCTTGTTCAGCTTACGCCAAGTGAATTCATCCTTGCCTTTGATAGCACTCGATACAAAGTCTCTCAGCGCATCACGCCAATCGACCTTGGGCTCAAGCAAGTCAGAGATAGATCGTGGGACTTTCGCACCCATGCGACCCGCCAACATCCCGCCCTCACGCAATGCCTTGTCGATTGCATCGTTGATCTCTTTGATCTCTTGGTGCGTTAAGTCTTTCAGGTTGTCGAGATCGTGCTCGTCTGCGTCAGAAAGATCATAGGTCTTGCCATTGATAGTGATCGTGTTGTCGTCACCATCGTCACCGCTATCTCCGCTTCCACCCTCGGGTGGTTCGCTACCTTGCCCTCCCTCGTTCTTGCCTCGACCTTTCTTGCCCCCCTTGCAATGCTTCTTGAGATAGTTGTATACCTCACGCATCGACCAGTTTCGGAACATGGAGTCATACACCGCACCATCGGGCAACGCAACGATTCGCTCGGACGAACCATTGACTGTGCCTTTAATATCTTCGATGATGTTGTTGACTACCATGTCAGCGCTGATGTTTGCGAGCTTGCGATTCTCATCAAACATATCCTTACCTCTTGGCAACTGCTTCAACGCCACATGAAGATTCTCATGCAGTATCAAGCCACGAACCTTGGGCTCAGAGTCCACAGTCTCCAAGAACTTGCGACCATAGACCTTGTTGACACCATCGGTGTATGCCGTAGGACATCCGCTGTCCACGACCTCACTCTTACCCATCAGCATCACGCCCGAATACAACGCTGTCTCGGGGTGTTTCATCAGCGCAATGTGCGCTTTCTTCACGCGTGTTTCTTGCTTGCTCATCCCACTCTCCAATAAAAAACATCTAACACAAGAACAACCATCGCCAACAGATAGGCGAGGGTCAACCACATAGTTTCTTTCATGGCTTGATGACCTCAAAGTCAAAGCCCTGCTCGGTCTCAATTACTTTCAGTTTGCCGTTTGCAATGCGGCTCATCAACTCGATCGTCACCCGCTTGTGTATGTGTAACTCGGCTCGCATCTTGAAGTACAACCCTGTCATCACAACAAAGCCAAAGAACAACACCAACTCCAACTCAGTAATAGTTATCATCATTCAACTCCTTAGAATAATTCGTGATTGTTCTTAGCCCACTCAGCGATCTTTGCATTGTTTCTTGCAAGACGCACCGCCTTGGGACTACGCATCATCATGGTGAAGAACACTGCTTGCACCTCGGATGAATCAATACGCTCGACGAACTCCATGAACGATGTCAACTCATCCTGTGTCGCCAATGTATCTACTGCTTGAAACATAATCATCAACTGCGCTGATATGTCTTTTGGCATAACGACACCCTTAGGGTTCTTCACGATGTCCTTAACATCGGTCAATGATTTCTCCAACGACATGAAAGCCGCCATGTCACCCGCCGCTGATGCGCCGATCGTGCCTGCCAGTGCGACCATGGTTGCGTTCTCACCCAGCGCATCACGATGCTTCACGATCACATCGCACTTCGCCAATGAACGAGGTGAACAGAACGACAAGACGCCCGAGCTTGGCTTGAAGATGTATGGATTATCTTTTTGGTTATCGCCTTCCAAGTAGGACGCCATGACACGAGGGAACATCGATACGAACGCACGAACAACACGAGAGATTCCATTAGCTGTTGCCCATATCAACCACTCATCAGCTGTGGGTTTTGCCATACGCACGATACACACACGATTTGCGGCATGAGCAAGCATCGAGTCGCCCACACCATCGCTTGCATTGTTCGATGTCGCAATGATTACCGACCCAGCAGGCAGTGGCTTGTCACCTACCATTCCTTCCAACATCATGCGGGTAAAGATAATTTGCAGAAGCTTGGGTGACTTCATCAACTCGTCGAGCAAGATCATCTTTGGCTTGTTGCTATCAAGCTTGAACAACTCCGCAACATAGTACTCAAGCGTCTTTGACGCATGGTTGGGGATAGTCATACCGATGTCGCTCATGTCTTTGACAGGGCAGTCCACATAAATGTAGTCGTACTTGTCGCCATGATCTTGTTCCATCATGCCTAACAGGGAGGTCTTGCCACAACCTGGCTCGGACTGTACGACGATCGTCAGATCTGAACCTATTAGCGGAATCATTTTCCGCAACTCGCTGATGGATACCATGGGGGTGAAATTCATTTTGCTCATTTGATTACTCCTTGATTAAACACACTGAAAAGAACTGAACTTACTGAGGATATTGTCAACATCCTCCTTCACACTCGAACGCACCGCATCACTCTCGCGGATGTCGCTCGCACTCACATCGGACAATGCTCTCTCAAGCGATGCCCTTGCCTCCTCCAATTCGGGATCAGCATTTAAGTTGAAACCCTTGAATGTCTCGCACATCTCCAACGCCTTTTGGATAGTGGTGTCATAGATCTTGCGCTTGCGAGTCTTGGTCTCGCCTGTGTTGTCATCCACACCGATCTCATCCACGCCACAGCAATGACTGATTGACTGCATGACTTCGATGAACCTTGTTTTCTGTTCCATGACAACGTGGGACACTATGTTCTCGGCTTGCCTTGTGTATGTCTCATACAAGTCATCAGCGATGTCATTCGCAATGCCACAACGAAAGTCGTTCATCGGCACTTCGGACACATACAACTGAACCCCGAACTTAGAACGCAATTCGTCCACAGATGGATAGTCGCTTCGGTTGAACATCGTGCCTGCGCTGAACGCCATGTCGGACACGATCGAGCCATATGAATTGAGAAACTCATCAACCAACTTGTCAAACTGCGCCTTATGCTCACCGAACTCCTGCTTGAAGCGTGGCACATCAATACTAGGCAAGAGGTCGTTTGCATCGTTCCAACGATAAGTCCTGCGCTTCGTCCAGTTATAGATACTCTGACGATAGTTGACGATTGCTTTGTGCTTGGGATGATCTGCGAGCAAATGCTTGGTGTACTTGCCCGCGTTGCGAACAGCTTTCTTTGCGTCAGAAACCTCATTGCTGATGCCCCTGTCCTGCTTCGTCGCCGACCACACGCTAGTGTCGATAGACACCAACACCGCTGATGATGCCAAGCTGATGAGATGCTTGGGCTTTTGCAATTCCATGTTCATGGTGATTCCCCTTTTGATTTCAAAATCCACGCTTGCGTGGAACGATGATTAGCGCCTCGGTTGAAACGCCTTTCGACTGAGATATAAGTATAACACAACTTGACATATGAGTCAACCCCTTTGGACAAAAAAGTTGGAGAAGCGAGACCAGTTATTTACCAATCTCTGCTGATCGTGCGCTCGACATAAATCCAATCGTCAGCAGATTCGCTTCGGTTGTCCTGTATGTCGTCAGTCTCCTCGCCTATGCGCACGAACTGAAAAGCAATGTGGGAATGGTTGTCCTCATCGTTGTCCCACTCGTTCGCTAGATTAATCAGCGCCTCATGGCATTGCACATCGGGATAGCTCTCATACCACTTCACTCCATCAGCGGCAAAGTTGATGCGGAAGTTGGCTTCGTCTATTTGAAACTCAGCCCACCCCTGCTCACCGAAACAAGCAGCCGTGGCTGCATTAGCCTTAGCCTCAGCTAAGAATGTATAAAACGACTGCTCGTTGTTAGTGTCGTCGTCATGCACGAATCGAATCGTGTATGCGACATCTGATCTATACCCCATCACATATCTCCTATTGCTTTGGCTAGAATAATCATCAACTCCTCGTCGGTCTGATACCCATATGGCTCGTCGTCATCGTCGAGCATCACCTCGTATGGTGCGTCTATGCGTGAGTAGAACAACTGCCCACACACCACGCTTGCCCCTTTCCCATTCGGGAACTTGTATTTGGCATAGAAGTGTCCTCCTACATTGCCTTCTATGCCGTTGGTAGCGGGATGCTTGCCTCCCTCAGTTATGAATTCATCGTATGGCAGGGATGGTCTGTCCCTGTCGATCGGCAGAAAGACTACCTCCATGTGGCTCATGTCATCTCGTTGCATCTTGAAACTCCCTTTTGAAACTGCATGGGTTAATAAATGATTTTTCAGTATCTCTTTCCAGTCTTTTTGTTCTACTGTATGTTCTGTGTTATTCATCTGTGAAACCCTCCCTTGTTGTTGATACCCTTCAAATCCTCCATGTCAGTCAGCATCACATAGTTGGACTTGTGCATCGGCACGACTGTGCGTACCACCTGCTTGGCGAGTTGCTCAC